CAGCAACAAAAAAATCAACAACTGCCTTCCAAACCATTAGCTACCCCACCTTACATCTGATTTTACTTGTGTAGCAAACTCTAAACCCTTATCGCCTGAATACTCTGCTTGTTGAGATTCATCTGAATAATGTCTGCCTTTTGTTAAATTCCAATTTGCCCAATGAGAAGCCACAGTCATAAATAATGTAGAGTTATTTGCACTTTCTGATATTGATACATTTCTAATTTGACCTGTGAAATAACTTATAGCACCTACTAAAGTTTCATTACTGTTAAAGTAAGCCAAATATATTTCTACAGTTTTATCTGTAAATGCACCACTTTGTACAAGATTTCTTACTTGATTAGTAACATTTGAAAAGTTAAGACTGATTTCATCTACTTGTAATTGACCTGTTTCTGCAACTGAGTCTACTGTTAAAAAAGAGCCACCAGCTTCATAAGAATTAGAATCATAAGTAACATTTGAATACCAATCAGTTAGTCTTATGGTTGTAGATAAACCTAATTCAACAAGAAATGCTGTTTTGGTTTCTTGTGCTGATACTTGTGTTTGTAAATCTGTTGATAAGGTTCTTGGCATTATGTTATTACCTCTCTAACATCAAATGAAATGCTGTAAAAACCACTAGCATCTGTACTATACATAATATCATTATTTTCAAGATATACAGTAAAAGATGGCTTGTTTACAGTTACAGCTTCATTATTTGCTAGAGAGCTAACAAGATTTGGAGATATTTTTACAGCAGACTGGCCTACTGATGCATTTTCATTTTCTTGCACCATATATACTTTTGAATGATTCGCGAATTTAATTAGATCACCAGCTTTAAGAACGCCTGTAGTTGCTGAAAAGCCATCCATATTAACAGTCTCAGCACCTGCCGAATGTGCGGTGTTTACGAGTATGTCTGTTTCGTTTTTACTTGCACCTAAATTATCTAATGGTGCTTGTATTGTAAAGTTACCAATAGCACCTTTTTGTTTTTGTAAGAAAGCAAATATCTCTTGTGCTTTCTCTTGTTGTAATGGTGGCATTTGAACTGTAAATGAAAAATACTGAGAACCTATTTGTCTTGCAGACTTTTTGCCTGATAGTGTTTGATTCAGTAATGTAGGCCTGTTGTCTTGAAAGTTTATTGACCTAAAGTTTGGGTCTGTTGGAAATGCACCGCTCATTACACTATTCCCATTTTGCCTTGAGTATTCATAGCATTGTTAATTATTTGTGTTATTAGTCCTTTTCTTGATGTTAGTAACTGGTCAAATCCAGCAGCATCAACTGTTGATATGTTGAAGTTTACTGTAGCACCCATTCCTTGTCCTTTTGTGTGGTCTACAACAGTTTCATTTGGATGTAGTATTGCTGGGAAGCCACCTTTACCATCTATACCACCAGCTCTTGCACCCATACCTGTATAACCACCACCATCTGCTGAAAACAAATCTCCAAAACCTGAAAAAAATGATTCAGCACCTGAGGTAAGTGGTTTAATTATCATTTGCTGTATTGCTATTCTAGCAAGTTGTTCTACAACGTAAGTTGCAAAACTTTCAAATTCTAATTTTCCAGTTTTTAAACCATCAACAATAGCATCTTCAAACTTTTTCATTGTATTGACTGCTGTTGTTTGCATTGTTTTATCTATGTCTTCTAATGTAGCTACAAATACTTGTAAAGGATTGAGGTTATCAACCATACCTGATTGAAATGACTCAAAGAATTCATTAGATGATAATGTTCCGTTTTCTACTGCCTCAATTAATTCGTTTATAAATGTAAGAGAACTGTCCCCACTAGGATCATATTCAAGCTCTTTATTCATTTCCATTAATGATTTTGCTACCCTCATTATTTCATCATTTATTTCGGCATATCCATCAAAATGTTTTCGTCTTGACATGCTTAAATAAACTTGCGAATTTGAACGCATGGCTTTAGTTAATTCATCTAAATATTCTTTTTGATCTATAAATGCAGCCCTTGCTTTATCACTTTCTGTAACTATATCTCCAAACATCATTTTGCCTAATCCTGACATTTGAAATTTAACAAATTTCATACGCAATGAATCAAACATATTACTAAAAGATATAATTACGTTTTTTATAGCCTTTAAAACAGAAACAGATATAGATTTACCCAAGGCATCAAATCCACCAGCAGCATCTTTGTTAGCGGTTATTGTTGCTCCAATTTTTTCCGCTATTAGTTGTAACGCTGGAACAAATGCTGAAGTTATATTATTTGCAAATGCACCTACCTGTAATTTTATTACCGATACTGTATCATTAAATTTTTCAACACCTTTGATAGTATCTCTATCTAATATAATTCCTAGATCATTTGCTCTATCAATAAATGTTTGCAGACCATCAGCACCATCTCTAAAGATTTCACTAAATTGTATTCCTGCTCTACCAAATAAATTAGCTAATGCTGTAGCTCTTTCAGCTTCAGAGCCAAGCTCACCTAACCCCTCAGCTACATCAAATAATATTTCTTCATACGTTCTAAGTGTTCCATCTTGATTTTTTATTTCTACACCTAGGTCTCTAAATATATCAGCTTGAGTTTTAAGTCCTCGACCTGCATCACCTATTGATCTAGCAAATTTCTCTAAGCCTTTTTGAGTTTGTTCTATAGTAGTCCCTGACTCAATAGCAGCCAATTGAAATGCTTGCAATGTATCAGTGGCAATACCTGTTCTTGATGCTGTTTTGCCAAGAGTATCAATATAATCAAATGATTTTTTTGTAAATAAAGCTATACCAATAGCGGCACCAGTAGCAGCTAATCCTACTTTGCCTATAGCCATACTGGCTTTACCAGCTACAGAGCCAACACCTGCCAATCCTTTGGTTACTTTGTTAAAAGCAGCTTTTGTTTTATCTACCGCTGTTAATTCAAACTTTACTTTTTTATTTGCCATTTTTTCTTTTTTCTTCAGCTAACTCTAGGTAAGCTATCCATCCTTGATATTCCTGGACACTAATTTGCTGTATTTCTTGTAAAGTCTTGTTAAGTCTTTCAGCTAGTGCATATTGCACATATAAATTAGTATCCTTTATTAGTTTTTTTTCGTTTCCTCAATAGGTTCTTGACCCATGATTTGTGTAGCAACGCTTACCAATATCTCTCTATCAACACTATTTAATAAGGCATTTTTATCACCTAAATCAAACAGCTTGTCTCCATTTTCATCTAATGCTTTATATATAAGAACATAAGCCATCATCGTTAAATCGTCTTCTTTACTCATTTTATAAAGTTTAGAAGTTTCAGCCAACGTCAATGGCTTACTGAATATTCTTAGAGGTTTATCATCTTCACCCCATTCAGGCACTTCGATTACTTTTACATCTTGCTCTGCAAAATGCTTTTTTGCGTTATCTATTACTGACATATTATTAAGCTGTCGCTAATGTAAGAGCAGATTTGCCTTGTACAGATATAGATGCTTCAACCATACCATCGAATGATGATGAAACACTTAAACCAGTAACAATAGCTGTTCCTGTGTAATACTTATCACCAGTATCAGCTCCTTCAACATAGAACTTTAAAGTAACTTCTGTGCTAGGCTGTAATGCTTGTTGTGCTGTATCTGATTCATCCCAAAAAACATCTATGCTTCCTGAGAAAGAAGTTAAACTTGGTAGATAGTCTCTAAAACCATCACCCATAGTTGTTACCTCAATAGTATCAGAAGTTTCTTCAACAGAATAAGACTTAATTTCAGCTATTGCATCTGTTCCTACATGAACAGTACCTTCACTTCCTTTATGTATCGCCATTTTCTTTTACCTCGTCTTTCGACTTTTTCTTGGAAGAAGGTTTAACTTTGTCTTGCGACTGGATTGCTTCTTCCTTCCAACCCATATTCTTAAATGACTCAACTTTTAAAGGTTGAGCTATTACTGAATTTTTACCATTTGGACTAATTAGTTTCATAATTATCTCCTATTATACTGCCACATCAGGATTGGTTTCCTGAACATAGTAGTTTGTTAAAAAAGTTAGAGTTACATAACCTACTGGCTGTTCTCCATCTCCTGTGTATTCTATTTCAGTTGATTCAACATAAGTATCTTTTGCTAAACCACCCAATGTTCTATCAGCAGAAATTGCTTCTTCAACTTCTTTGCTTATTGTATCAATAGTATCATCAAAGTTGCTAGTTGCTTTGCAATATGCTTCAACAACTACCGCTAGTTCTCTACTCATAACCCTGTCAACACCTATTACTATAGGCTCAGATGTTTCAGATTTTGTGTAGATAACTAATGATGGCAAAGTATTATCTTGCAATGTATATACCCTAGACTCATAAACATTAGTGCCGGTTGTTGCAAGCCCTGTTAATGCGGTTCCAAAGTATTCCCTAATCTGTTGTCTTACATGATTAGCCATTATTGAACCTCAAGTATCAATGAGGTAACCCCAAGGTTATCATTTTCAAAATTTATAATTTTATAATTTGTTGCTGATTTTATTTGAGTGCCATCTAAATTATTTATAGCAGGTGCTGCTAATAAATCTCCGAAAGCAATGTTTGGCACGTCTGTTGTTTTAACTTGGGCAACCGGAGTAAATCCTTGCACAGGTAATCCAGCTGTATCAATATCTACGTACTCTTGATTTAAAATTGCATTAATAGAAGATGATGACCCTCCGGTTGGAGTATATGTTACTTTTATACCATGCCCGAAATCAGCATCAAAGTACCCATCAAAATCTCTATCAAATTCCATTGACATAATTAGTCTTTAGATTTTGTTTTTAAAGTTTTTGTTTTTGAAGTTTTTAAACCTACGCTTCTATTTTCTTTTTTTACTTTAGGTTTTTCAACATAAACTTCAGCTTTATTGTATGAGCATAGCTCAATACCAACGTGCTCTGGGAGCTCTATAACGTCTCCTGCGCATACTTTTTTGCCTAAGGCTATTGTATCACTAGTTATTAAAAATTTTTTCATATTTAAGATAGGGGCATTGCTGCCCCCATTCCATTTAAGCATCGACTAATTAGTCGCTTGATTTACAGAAAGATACTGCATGTCTTACAGCTACATCTAAAGTTTGTAGAGCAACAATTCGTACCCCACCTGATGTGCTAAGAGCATACGGATCAACTGTTATATCAAGACCGCCATAAAGACCAATTAATAAGTCTGCAAAGTTACCAAAGTAGTAATCACCTGAAGTAACTTGGTTTGATCTAACAACATCATATCCATTAATGTTTCCATCTGGACCGACTATCATTTGACCAAATCCACTTGCTTTATCAACAGTTTTTAGGTTACCCCAATCTGCAGGTCTAGCTATATATCTTAATGACCCTGTTAAAGCGTTGTCATTTGATACAGCAGATTCCATTGCAACTAGCTCTGCAAATGTAGGCACGGCAGCGGCAAATGTTGTAGTGTTAATACCTGAAGTATTAGCAATACCAGTAGGTTGGCCACTTGAACCTGAACCAGTTAAAGCACCTAAGTCAATTGCAGTAGCAATAGAAGCACTTAAGTCATTTCTTATTAAGTTTTCAACATCTAAAGAAGACTGCTGAAGCATTAATCTTGAAGCATCTGTAAACGCGCCAATTACTTTTGGAGACATTGTTACTGAACCTGTAGTAAATTCACTTTCAGCAGCAGCAGCGCCTTCAGTTGCAATCCAAGCAGCAGATGAAGCACCTGTTTTCTTTGGTATTACAATATTTCCTTGCAATCCGCGTAAGGTCGTCGCTCCGGCTTGCATAACGCTTGAAGAGTTTCTTAATACATCAATAAAATCACCAGCTCTATAATCTTCAGATATAAGAGTTGAATCATCGGATGTGTTTAAGTCTCTTTTACCCCATGCTCCTAAAACTTCTGCAGGAAGCATAATGCCTTGAGCTGTTTTACCATACTGTCTAGCAGCTTCATCTGAACATTCAAATTCAAATTTAGCAGCTTCTTGAGCTTTTCTATCTGAAGGATTTGCTAGTGCATTAATTGCTCTAACTAAAGAGAATTCTCTTACTTCTTCTTTGCTCATACCGATTTCAGCAGTATCTAAAGGTTTGTCATTGCAAATTTCATTTAACAATGCACCTCTAAATTCTTCTACTGAAACACCGTTTCTAATAGCGTCATCAGCTAAATCTCTTTTGTTATGCTTAACAGCTAAATCAATGATTTCTTTCGAATTTCTTTTGAATTCAGCTTTAGCTTCCTCAAGAGTCTGGCTTCTGACTTCGTCAAGATTAATATCTTGTTTTTTTTCTTCTGTCATAATAATACCTTTTTTTAAGTTAGCAGAACGACCAACACCAACAAGTCGCGACTGATCTGCCGGCACAGAAACACTGGATACCTCCATTGGAGTCCAGGCTGCGCGGTAGTAGTCTTCATCGCCGTTGTTATCTCGTTCTAATTTATTTACTCTATACCCAACACTTATATTCATTCGAATACCGTCTTGAATATCCTGAAAAACTTCTTGAGCAAGAGCTGATCTTCCCAATCTTACTACTGCTATTGTCTTTTTAGCAGTCTCATCAAGTTTAAATTCTTCTATAACTCCAATCTGTTTAGTCATATCATGATCTAACAAAAACGGAGCCCTACCTGAAGATATAAATTGCATATCTATATCTTTTTGCTCGTGGCTTAAAACTTCTAAGCCAAATGAGCGTTCAACCGGTTCTTCAGAGCTTACGCCAATTCGAACAAGTCTTTTTTCTTCATCAATATAAGATGCTTTTGATAAATCAATTGTTCTATAATTTATAGAAAAATCAATATCGCGGTTATCTTCGTCTTGATCTGAAGATGCTTCTAATTCAATAGCATCATCTTCTTGTTTTACATCCTTATGCTTCTCAAACTCAACCACAACTGTGCTATCTGTTTCAGTCACATTAAGGATATGTCTATCTTCTTTTAACATAGATTCCTCCTTTAGGTTTGTTAATAAAGGATGTTTTTCCGACCCGTTAAGGCCAAAACTTTTTTCATTTTTCATTTGATTAACTAATTTTCTTGACCAGCTATAACCTGCGTCCCCGCCCCATAAGCCCCAGGCAATTCTGCCATTGCTAGGAAAGCCGTCTTCACCAGGTCTAAATCCTTCTGCTTTTTTATCAACCTCATGTCTAGAAAAATAACTATACATTCTTTTGATCGTGCTGTCGGACAAGTCAACACCGTTAACAATTTGATTTGCTCGTGTAACGCCAATACGCGTTCCCCCTCTACCAAATTCTTTACGCCAGTCTAATGCTCTTTGAGCGTCTTCTTTCATTCCTTTAGTCGGTATCGTCATTATTTGACCCTCCTTTAATTTCGGGTTCAATTGGCATTTTTATTCCAAATGGCTGGAATGCTGTTTTAATCCCGTACTGCTCAGCAAGTTTTTGTTCTCTTTCGTGCTGTTCGTATAGCTCTTCAACATCACGCCCGTAATTAGATTGAACATCTTGATATGTTACAAGGCCGGCTTGCATACCACTTATTGACGCATTCATTTCTTTTTGTGGGTCTACCCACTGGAATGATCTGCCAATAAAAATTGTATTATTTGCAAATTTTTCATATTTACCCATTGGTAATGGTCCACTCGCCTCGTCTCCCATCATAATAGCGCCACTTGAAATAGCCATTTCAAGCCACTTTTCAAACACAGGCCGCATAAAGTGATCAACTACAAATCTTTGATATAGCTTATACATTTCTCGGTCTTCTAAAGCGCCTGCTCTTAAAGAACTATAATTTACAGAGCTTAAATCATTTGTTAATGCGTGATATGAAATATTTAATCCTGAAGCTATTCCTCTTAATACCTGGGTTGTAAACGGGCCAAAAGCTGTAGCCGGATGATCGGGATCAAAACTTTTAAAATCCATGCCAGCTGGTAACTGCTCAAAGCTGCCAGCGGATGCTTCCATAATAGGAGTGTACTCATCTTCGTAACCTTCGCCTATATAGCCATCACCGTCCGGGCTTGTAAAGAATCCCATTTTAGCTGCTGAAACGCGAGCCGCTGTAATTTCAGCTTCCATATAGCCATTAAGCATTTTTATCTGAGGCATAGCAGAAGCAGTCATAGGGACTCCTCTGGTCTGCTCTGCTCGTGTCGGCATGTAAGCGTGTATGATTTCCTCAGCTGGAACTCTTATGTGCTCTTTAGGCGACTGATATGTATTATCATACGGATGATTTTTAAATAAATAATATGCAACAGGCTTATCAAACTTGTCTACCTCTACGCCCATTTTAATTTTATTTTTAGTTTTTGAGTTAACTCCGTTTTTCTGCTCATCTAAATGATCAGCTTCAAGAAATTGAATTTTATATTTGTATTTAGTATCAGTTGGCGTAGCGTGTCTTATTAAAACTTCTCCGTCTCGCATTAACGCTTCTACAAATAATTTTTGACAATCTAAAAATGATTGCCTGCCATTAAGCGTGCAATTCCCCATTTTTGCCCAATTTTTAAATTCACGCTCAATAGTTTGATTGCCTAATATGTCTAAATCGCCTTTAGGGTTTCTTGCTTTAACGCTTAGCCTAATACCATTTGCTCCAATGATATTGCTTATCATTAAATTTAAGTACCTGGTAACATACGAATCATTTCTTGCTAAATCTCTACTGCGATCTCTTAAAATTCTTAATTGATCTTTTATTTCAGAATCCGCTGAAGTATTTGCAGCTTGAAAGTCCGCAAATAGTCTGCCGGTATTAGCACCTGCATATCTACGAGTAGAAGATACTTTTTTTAATTTTTTTTTGTTTGTAAATCTGTTATACCAGGCCATAGTTAAAACCTTGCCTTTACTGAATTACCAGAGGCTGTTTTATTTTTAATTCGAGCTTTTTTAATTTCTTTTAAATATTCCGCTTTATATCTGTCTCTAAAAGTCATGATCTCATCGATAGTCATTCTTGATAACGACCTTCCAGCTATAGACATAGAAGACTGATCAATTGATGCCCTGCCTTGTATTACAGCCTCTAACGCATCAAGCACTTTTTTTGCGTGTGTTCTTACGTCGGCATTAGTATCAGCAAAATTAGGATTTAAAAGCATGATTCCATTATCTACAATTGACCTAGCGCTGTCACTCGTCCGGGTGATGTATGCATTCCATTTATAAGTATGTGCATTGTAATTGGCCGTAGTAGCAGCAGGCACTTCAATATAATAAGTGCTATCTGCTTCTGTTGCATTAATTGTAAATTGATGGTTGCCACCGCCTCCTGAATCACAATGAAATTCATAAGATAGCGAATAAGAACCGACCGGGTAATCAATAGCGAGGTCGTCTTTTTTCCACGCCCAGGTATCACCTACGACCAACTCAAACGGTTCGTTTGATGCGTAGTCCGCTCTATTAAAAATATTAGCCATAAATTAAAAATATATCTATACCCGATTATAACGAATATTTATAATAAATTGTAAGATATGTTTAAAATTTATTTTTATGTAATTTTATATAATTTATATTACTTTTAGCTAGTAATTCTGTTGAGGTTTTAAAACTTTTAACCCACTTATCTTTAGGCGGTTTCGGCGAATACGTTACCACTTCTTTTATACCTACTTGAATAATACCTTTTGCACATTCATGGCACACCTCTAAGCCATACACAAATAATGTTGACCCTTCTAAGGATATCCCATTTAGTGTGGCATGGTATATACAATTCATTTCAGCATGAATAATATATTGTTTTTTTAATTCTGAGTTTTCATATATGTTGAGCGTATCATTAAACTTTTTAGGAAATCCGTTATAGCCCTGTGATAATACTTGACCTTTTGAACCTATAGCAACAGCACCAACTTTAACTGAAGGGTCTTTAGACCAGCTAGCAAACTTTTTTGCTAATTCAATATATTTTAAATTCCATGCATCAGAATAATTAGACATTAACTTTTAATTTTTGTACTGCATTATGTTTATAACTTGATATTAAGAAATCATTATTATAAATATTATCAATATTAGCTTGATCATTTAATTTTACATTTGGTGGGTTAAATATTTCAAGCGTATCAATAGTTTTTGCAAACTGCAAATGATTATTATAGATATGCGCGTCGCCTAAATTAAATATTAGTTTATGAGGAGTTATATCTAATTCATTAGATAAAACTAACATTAATAATGCATGAAACAAGACATCCGAAGGAAGTCCCACCATTACATCAGACGAGCGCATATTGACTAGTAAATTTAAATTATTCTCGTGAATTAACAATTGAAAACCGTGAAAACATGGTAATAAAGCCATTTTATTAGCATCAATCGGATTCCAGGCTGTTACATACAACCTTCTTGATTGAGGATTCTTTTTAGCTTCGCTAATTACATTTCGTAACTGATCTATTTTAAACCCCGAATAATTTCTCCACTGATAGCCATATATAGGCCCAAGGTTTCCATCATCCTCAGCCCAGGCGTCCCAATAGTTACAACCCAAACTTTTAAAGTCATTAACATTTGTATGGCCTCTTAGGAAAGCTAATAGCTCGCCAATAACGCCTTTATAAAATATTTTTCTATGCGTTAATAAAGGAAAGCCTGCTTTAAGATTTAATTCTAAGTTAGCACCAAATATACTTTTTGTACCAACGCCTGTTCTTTCTTTATCCCTATTAACGCCTTGAGTTAATACTTTGTTAACTAGATTGAAATATTGCTTTTCATTTTCCATTTTGTTTTTTTAAGTAAGCTCCGTAAAAACTAGCATAATTAATTAAATCTAATACCGAATCATAGCTAGATTCAAAGTTAGGTTTCTTTTCGTCAAACGCTATCGATTCTAAACGCTTTACTTTTGTTTGAATCATTTGCAAATATGAATGATGCCCATACGGAAAATATTCTTGCTTAGCTTCAGAATCTTTTGAGTTGTAATCTTCGGCTTTTTGTTTTTGTAAAGCTGCCGCTTCGCTTAATACTGAATGCATGTTTTACTCCTTATTTAAAAAATCTAATTTACCTACATTATCAAAATGTTGAGGAGCTTGCCAGCCTTCTGGTTTTACAAGATCGGGCAATCCTAAAGGATTCGGCCTGCTATCTTTAACTCCTATTTCTTTTTGCATGTTTGCATGATGCACACGCTTCCATGCTGTTTTAATATCTACATCAAACGCATCAAGAGAGCCTAGCGCAATTACAATGATATCTATAAAAGCATCAACTACTTCATCGGGCTCTTCATTGTTAATAGCTTCAAACAATTCTGTTAATTCTTCTTGAATAAACTTAGCTCTAAATTCAAGATAATGTAATTTTTCATTATCAGATGCTTTGCTAATAAACCGGTATATTTTGTAATACCGGTTTAATTTTTTAATATCGCCAATCATTTTTTATTAAAATCCGCAATAACTTTTTTATTTTCTTTAACCATAAAATTGTAAGCGTCTTGCTTGTTATTAAAACGAAAATGTTTAGGTACTTTATGTTTAAAAGGGTTCATACCTTTAACAAAAAAATGTGTATAAGAGGCCGATGGTCCTCCAAGCACATACCAAGTATAAGCAGGGTTTTTTACATATGGATTATTTTGTATATTCATAATTAACTCCTTAAATTATGTTGTTTGTTTATAAGATAATTATATCAAATCATATATAAATGTATACCTTTTTATATGTTTATTTCCAATCATTTACCCAATTACGCCTTTGATTAGCTCTAAATGAATTGTTTTTAACATTTTTTGTATGCTCCGCTTGCGTTGATTTGTTTTTATTAATTAATTGCTCTAAGCGGTCATAATTCGGTTGCAGTATATACAAAGCGGCCAATCCATAAACAAATGTATCAAGCGCTTCATTACGCGTTGTCTTTTTAACCCATTCAAACTTTTTAGCCCCTTTAAAATATTTAATAACTCTTTTTTCAGAAGTTAACTGACGAAAATATTCCTCATCAACTGTAGCTGGAAAGTGTATTGTTTTTATTTCAGATTTTAATCGAGTATAAATTGCTTCTTTTGCAGTATCAGAACCAACAGGGTAAAGTATATGTCTTGACCGGCCAATAAAAGATGGTCGCCCTGCTACTGGCTTATTGCTTTGTGACTGACCTTTAATAGCAAATACTTTTCTATGTACACGTTTTGAAGTAAACGCATACACTTGTTGTGTATGATGGCCGCCGGAGTCAACACAAGCGCATGCAATTCTAAGAGGTTTATCATCTTCTCTTTTAAATGTTGTTCCTAAATATGTATCTAAATCTTTCCAAACAACATTACTTGAGGGGTCCCCAAAAAATACGCGATAGTCTAAAACCCAAGCTTCGTTGTTTTTACCCCAACCTATTGTTTGGGCTTCGAGTCTATCCCCCTGTACATCAACACCGGCTGTAATTAATAAAACATTGTTTGGAATATTTGAATAGTCGTACTCTTCTCGTTGATTCATTAATGAGCTATGTTCAATACTTTCACCCGGATCATCAAACGTTTTACCTAAAGCAGTATTGACCCATGTCTTTAGCATTTCAGGCTGACTCTTAACAGCATAAAAATCAACAGCCATATCTTTCCATGTTCTCCACGGTGAATATAATTCGGATATATGAAATCCTGCTGTTTTCTTTGTTTCTTGCGTTGCAACCCATTTGCCTCGAGATAACATCCACATTTTTTTAGTTTCCGAGATAATACATTCGCAATGCTTGCAAGTATATTCTGCTGTTTCAGGCTTTTTAGATTCCCAATGTATTTGCTCCCAATCTAAAACCTGGTATTCGTTACATTCAGGGCACGGGACATTATAATATCTTTGGTCTGACTGCTCAAACGCAATTTCAATTCTTGATAAGCCTTTAATTGTTGGGGTTGAAGTAATAAACACTTTTCGATTCCAAAACGTTGTAGTACGTTTTACCGCTAGGTTGATCGGGTCTCCTTCTGCACCAGCGCTAGGGTCATAACGATCTATTTCATCGCAAAGCAAAATTCGTATTGGTCTTGATGCTAATCCTGCTGCTGAGTTTGACCCGACGATATTTATATTACCTCCCGGGAACTGCTTAGATAAAACTGTGTTAGAACTATCTTTACTTCTTGGGTCTTTAACTTTAGCTCTTAACCTATCGCAATCACGAATCATATTAGCTAGCCTGTCTTTACTCCAAGCTTGAGCCATTTGCAATGTTGGTTGTAATACTAAGCACGGGCTAGGGTCTTGATCAATATAATAAGCCACTATATTGTTTAATATTTCAGTTGCGCCAACCTGCGCACTTTTCATAAAAACAATAGTATGAATTTTAGGATCATTAACAGCATCCATAATACCTTTTTGATATGGTGCTCGTGATGTTTTCCACATACCTGCTTCCGCTGATGACTCGGGCGAAAGCGTTCTATACTGATCAGCCCATTCTGAAACAGTTAAATCAGGCGGAGGGGTCCACGTCTTTTTTGTCGATAAGAGTATTCTCTCTATATTCTCTTGGTATTGGGTCATTTGCTAATTCCTCTAATGCCTCATATATTGAATTCTTTATTATTTTTTCTACCTCATTAAAATCTTCGCTAGCTAAAACTAAATGACTTACTTTATTTGGTATTGTTAACAGCTTACCACGGCAATTAGCAGCATAACTTACCCAGGTTGATTCTACTTGATCGGTTGGTATTAGCTTTCCTTCTATAACAGCCACATCTAGCTGCGCTTTCTTTGCTTGGGCGGCTGTAAGCTTAGTTTTTTCCTCTGTAATATCTCCTGTGCCATCTTTTAATGTATATCTAGCCTTTTGTTGCAACTCTTCTATATAAGATTGTCTGCAATGATCTAAATCAAGCGGATTTGGGCCTGGTTTTGGCTTAAATACGCCTTTTTCAACTAATTTGCCAACATTTTGGACCGACATAAACAAATGCTCGGCTACGTCTTTTCTACTTGCCATAATCTAAAATTAAACTCAATGTACGGAACGAGTGTCTAATAAAACCCCGTGAGCGAATAAC